ACCTTCAGCGATCACATTGAGCCGCTGGTGATGGTCATCGACGATGCTTTGACCGCTGGGTATCTCAGGTTGGCTTTGAAGGCAGCAGATGTCGATCCGGTCTGGGTCAACAAGGTCATTATCTGGCACGACGCGACAAGGCTTGTCCGGCACCCTGATCGGAGCCAGGACGCAATCCAGGCATATGACCGATTTGCCGTGAGCCAGAAAGCCCTCAGGGGCACAATGGGTTTCGCCGACACAGACGCTCCAACAGAAGTCGAGATTCTGGAGCGTTTGATGGCGCGACAAGGCAAGCTTGAACCAGCAATCGTAGCGCAGATTCTCAAGCGATTGGACCCAAGCTTAGATGTTGAACCGCCCCCAGTACCCGATGCTGGTCCGGCCATTCCAGCATCTGAGGATGGTGGTCCCTCAGGGAGTTTGCCGTCCCTCCCAACACTTCCTGAGGGACCACCGCAAAATGGAAAGCCAAAGCAGGAAGCACCAACTCAAGGTCCTCCAGAGACAACAGTGGGTGAAGCCAAGACGTTTCAGGCGCGCGCCCCAAAAGCGTTGGTAGCCGCAAACTCTCGCGTCAGGAACGGCTCAAAGCGGCTGGGCAAGATCGACACTGAACTGACTCAAAAACTCAACGTCGCAACAAATGCCGCGATGTCGAGAGCGCTTGAAAGGGCTGGTGCTCGCATCAGGACTCAGGTTGGCCGAACTGCTGCTGGGCGCGCGTGGTGCGCGACCCACAGCAATTTGGAGTTGCCATTCCTGATCAGCAAGAGCATGATCGCCTCAGCAGGTCTCAGTGAAGATGAGTTGCTCAGGGACGCATGGCAAAAGCTGTCATCCGAATGGTCGCAGTATCTCGCGACATCCGACCAGGATGCGCTGAAAACTGTTGCTAGGATGATTGATGTCGATCCTGATGAGTTGGGCGACCTTGCTCAGAAACTCGGCAACTACGCTGACAATTCTTGGGACTGGTTGGAAGACAAGCTGACTCGCACTGCTCGTGGATACCTCAGCGACAGCATGAGTCTCACTGGCGAGGCTGACGAGATCACGACCACGCAACTAGTGCCGTCCAGCACAGTTCGTGAAAGTGTTGCGCGCGCTGGTGGAGCGCCAGATGATTACTCAGCGGGCATTTGGATCGGCGAGGATCCAACCTCAGCCTCGCAGCCGTTGTCGGGAATTGGTACAGGGCCAGCTGTTTCGCGCAAGTTGCGGGACAATGGAATGCAGATCGCATCGTACACATGGGTTCACGGCACCACTGCGAACCCATTCCCACCTCATGAGGAATTGGATGGGGTTGAGTTCGCAAGTTGGAGAGATGATGTCCTGCATGCGGATGATGACTTCATTGACCGTGAGTTCTACATGCCTGGCGACCACCCAGGCTGTACGTGTGATTTCGACATCACATGGGAGCATGTGGAATCCGATGGCGATGAAGATGAGGATGAGTCTGAAGTAGCCAGTGCCGCAACACATGTCGGACGCCACCAGTTCTATGAGGGTCAGAACCGTGATGAGGGTGGCAAGTTCGGCGAGGGCAAGTTGAATGGTGATGAAGGCACAGCTGCTTCAATGCCAAGGGCTGACGCCACCAAGTATGCCGCAAGTGAAGCCGGGATGGCCAGGGGCACAGCAGGAAAGCTGTATGATCAGGGCAGACTCGACAGTTCCATCGCTCTTGCTCAAGTCAAGCAGCCGACTGAAAGCACTTTGCAGGCAAGGGATATCGCAACACAGAAGCACGATGAGTACAAAGCGACAATCACGCCTGAGGACAAAGCGAGAGCAGAAGCGCGCCATGCCCAGTCAAGCCGGCAAGGTGGCGACGACAGACCTGGCTATCCAACAAGAGTCAGGCTGACGGAGAAATTGGTTGAGGAATTTGGCGATGGCAAAACTTGCCCTTGCATCTACTGTGGGAGAACACTTGAGCCCGCAACTGTCTCGCTTGAGAGACTCGTGCCGGGCAGTGAGGGTGGCAAGTATGTCATGGCAAATCTGGCGCCAACGGATTATGACTGCAACAACTGGCGTGGCAATACGGAATTTGAGCAGTCGATGAAAGACTCTGAAGACCAATTTGAAGGCTATGTAGCGCACAGTCTTTCAGCAGCAGTGCCACCGAACAGCCAGCCAGTGGTCCCACTGGGTACCATGGTCAGAGCGAGATGTGTTGGCTACTCAGATGATCCAACTGAGAGCGATCCAAACATGCCGGCTGACATTCCGCTGGAATATGTCAGTGGTGAACTTGATGGATTCTACGTCAAGGCATTCGGATACTTCAAGTACATTGTGGCTGGATACGATGTTGAGGTAGACAGCATCAAGGTTCTGGATGGTTCGGAACTTGAAGATGAGGACACCGAAAAGCCTGTGGAGGACATCAATGTCGACAACTCATGACCATGGAGGCGCAGTGGAAACCAAAGTGTTTGCGAAAGCACCAACGGACCCAGATGAATTGATCGTCTGGTACAACAAGGGTGCCGATGGCCAGATCGAATGGGGTGAAGATGGAGACCTTGATGCCTGTGTTCTCGTTGCGACTGATGGGAAACTTGATGACCCTACAGCATTCTGCAAGGATCGACAGAAGGATGTCAAGGTTGCTGCGAAGGCAGCACAGCCAATCAGGACTGAAAAGCCTGAGGGCGCACCGCCTTTCCCTCCTGCGAAAGTAGATGCGACGGTTGATCTTTCGGATGTGTCTGAAATTGAGACCATCGACGACATGTCTTTCAGTATGCCCATCATGGTGATTGAAGGATCGTGGACCGGTGATTGGAGATACATTGCTCCCCAGAGCCTGTCATGGCGCGATTTGCCGCTGCCTGTCATGGTTCTCACCAGCACCACTCCGACCCATGATGGGGCCCAACTTGTCGGTCAACTGACTTCTGTTGAGCGGCATGAGTTTGAGCCGGGCACCATCGACTCACGGACTGGAAAGCCATACGCACCAGGCGCATCGTACCTGTCGGGTGTTGGCCGGTTTGACTCATCTGAGACCGCCAAGGAGACATCACGTCTCGTGCGTGAGGGATTCCTGCGGGGAGTGAGCGTTGACATTGGCGACGCTGTGAGCGAAATTGCTCTGGTGGACCGCGATGGCAATGAAGTTGAAAGCATGGATGACGAATGGGATTTGTTCGACATCCTGTTTGGGTTCACCTCTGATGGTGAAGAGGAAGCACCATCAGAGGATGAACCCGACAAGCAAGACGTCGCAACGTATTTCGGTGAGCGCATTCTGTCTGGTCGGCTCATGGGCGCCACGATCTGCCCGTTCCCCGCATTTGAGGGAGCGTATGTTGTTGCTGGCGATGTCGCAATGGCGGCAAGCGCTTTCATTCCTGGAGAGAGTGGGCCTGGCGTGAATTACGTTGCCTCCCAGGGTGTTCGACAGAACGCCATTGTCGCTGCGGGTGGCCCGATCAAGCCGCCAGCCACCTGGTTTGATGACCCGAAACTCAGTGGGCCGACAGCAATTTCAATTGGTGATGATGGTCGTGTATTTGGACATCTTGCCTCGTGGACGGAATGCCACATTGGGTACACGAACAGCTGTGTCAACGCACCCCATTCCCGTTCAGACTATGCCTACTTCAAGGTGGGTTGCGTTCTGGCGGATGATGGTTCGGAAGTGCCAACCGGTGCGATTACGATGAACACGGGCCACGCGGAACTGTGGCAGGGAGCAGACTCTGCAAAGGCGCATTATGACAACACTGGTACAGTCGTTGCTGATGTCACTTGTGGAGAAGATGAATTTGGTATTTGGGTGGCTGGTGCGCTCAGGCCTGACGCTGATGAACTCACAGTGAGAAGGCTGCGAGGCGCAGCACTTTCGGGTGACTGGCGTCAGTTGGCTGGTGGGTTGGAACTTGTTGCAGCCCTGGCGGTCAACGTGCCTGGATTCCCGATCACCCGGCCCAAGTCGAGAACTGCTTCAGGCGCACCGATGTCGCTGGTCGCAGCCGGCAGGATGACCAGCCGTGACGCCAAGGAATTGAAGCAGCGCCTGCTTCGTGAGGTGCCGAGAACACCTGCGGCACAAGATGATTCACTCAAGACAATCTCATATGTGTTGGAGCGCCAGGCTCGTCAGGCACTCCGGCATGAAGTCCACCCCAAGGTTTCAAAACGCTGACGGCACATAGTGCTGTGGGTGTCGGCAACCCCAATTGCTCCATAGTTTGCAATTGAATTGTCGAAAAGCAAGTGCCGCCAACCGTTTTCAAAGTGAGGTGAACGAGGTGCCGTGGAAGGATGACAACCAAGAGCGCCTGGCAAACATCGACTCGATGTCGCCAGACGCACTTGAAAAGCTGGAAGGCGAACTCATCAAGGAATTTGATGACGTCGACAGCAGCAATGGGAGTCTCGCTGATCTGAACGACATCAGCGTGGCGATTCAGTCGGTGCGAGAGACCAAGGACTCCAGGACTTCTGACCTGGCCAACCTGCGGTCTCAGGTGCACCCTGCTGACGAGACTGACCCAGACGGCGATGAGTCGGATGAGGACAGTGAGGCTGAAGTCGATGGCGATGAGCCAGAGGCAGTTGATGGAGAGGTGTTGGACCCGTTGAAGTCTCGTCAGCCGGAACCTGTTGCGGCCGCTGGTGTTCGGCGTCCCAGCATTGCGGCGCTCGCAAAGCGCAGCGCCGCAACGGTTTCCAAGCGTCGCACGGTCAGCACGCGACTGGTCGCGGCTGGTGACATTCCTGGCTTTGGTGTTGGCCAGGAGATCACGACATCGGAACAGCTTGCGAAGGCACTGGTTCGCAAGCTTGAGGGTCTGGGTCGCGGTGGCACTCCTGACGATGTGCTCGTTGCATCAGTTGTCAAGGAGTTCCCTGAGGACCGCACCCTGGGTGAGGATGCCTACTCCAACGACCTCAAGATGGCTGAGGTGCTCAAGCCGAAAAACCTTGTGGCGTATGGTGGAATCTGCGAGCCTGTGGCCGTGGACTACAGCATCGACACATTCGGTTCCACGGAACGCCCAGTGCGCAATGGGCTTCCGTCATTCGGTGCCACGCGCGGTGGGATTCGATTCACCCCACCGCCCGCACTGTCGAGCATCACCCCGCCAGTTCCGTGGACGGTGGCCGATGACGTCGGTGGGACAAAGACCAAGCCCTGCATGACGATCGCCTGTGGCACTCCGGTGGAAGCACTGGTGTACGCCATCCCGGTCTGCATTGAGGTTGGAAACATGATGGGGCGCTTCAGTCCCGAAATGGTCCAGGCTCAGTCGGCGCTGATGGATGTCGCTGCAGCAAGAGTCGCGGAACTCGCACTCCTGCAGCAGATTGACGCTGGATCCATCGCCACGACATCCACTGGGGAACTGGGGACCACGAGAACTGTGCTCCCCACACTGGATCAGCTGATCGCCAGCTACAGGTACCGTTACCGTCTGGGCGATGCCCGGCTGCGTGCGATCCTGCCGGACTGGGTCAAGGATCAGATCAGGGCAGACATTGCCGAGGAGCAGGCGCACGATTCAGGTGGGCGAGACTCACTGGCGGTCAGTGACTCTGAGATCTCCTCATTCTTCACTGCGCGCAACGTGTCGCCCATCTGGGCTCTGGAAGACCTCGTGCCGGCATGGCCTGCTCAGGCTCCTGGTGCGCTGAACCCATGGCCGGCAACATTTGTCGGGTACTTCTTCGCAGAGGGCACCTGGCAGTTGCTGGACGGTGGCAGGATCGATGTTGGGGTAGTGCGTGATTCGGCGCTCAACTCCACCAACGACTACCAGATCTGGCGTGAGGATTTCGAGGGTCTGGCCAAGCGTGGCATTGAGTCTCTCAAGGTCACGATCACCACTGCCCCGACTGGACTCTCGGCAGGCACCGTCTCGCCTGAAGCACCGGTCATTCCGTAGTCTGACCTCCAAGGGCTTTGGAGGCCAAGATGACAGTTGCTGAGCGCGTGATGTTTTCGGTCACGGCTGCGGGTGGTGCGGCATCGGTAGTTGCTCCACCGCCACTCATCCCGTCGCCTGTGAATTTGGTCAGGTCATCACGAAACCCCACTGACCCCAGTGGTTCTCGTTGGACCAGTGGTATCACGTATTTGCCGCTGAGTGCTGGTGATCTGGGAATTGTCAGTGATTGCGCACCATTCGCAGTTCCTGTTCCGTTGGAGCAGGAGTCGAATGCAATTGTCTGGCAGCCGTATGTTCTGCTTGCCGAGTTCACCTGCAGCCTCATGGGTTTCGATCCTGTGACTGGTTCGCAGCGTGTGTCGAATTTGCTGGAAGCTGCTACACCGAAAATGGTGGAGTATGAGTTCTGGCACGGCAAATTGTCGGCGGAAGCGGGCTGGGGCAACTTGGCTCTTGCGACTTCTGACGCAGAGCAAAAGAGTTACGACGCAACAGGTATCGTGCAGGCCGTTGGCATTTGCGAGCAGTACTTGGCCAGCATGGGATACGGTGGTCGTGGAATGATTCACATTCCACCGTATTTGGCGCCATTCCTACCGTCTGTCACACGACGTGAGGGAAACCTGTTGCTTACCAACATGGACACGATTGTTGTGCCCGGAAGTGGGTATGGCGACTTGGGTGACAATGTGGATCCGCCTGTGCTTCCACCCGCAACACTTGAGTTGTATGCCACTGGTATTACTGATGTTCGACTTGGTGAGATCGTTGCGGTACCAGATGATTTCCACCAGTCGATCAACAGGTCCACGAATACTGTCACTGTACGGGCAGAGCGTTACGCTCTGGCGTCTTGGGATGGGTTCGCCAATTGTCGTGTTGATCTAACACTGCCGTGAGGAGGCAAAGCAAGAAATGGCAAACATGGCTGGTGCCTCACTTCAGTGTGTGGCAATCCGTGTAACTGAGTTGGACTTCACTGGCGAACCTGCACCGGGCAACCCGATGTACGTCTCAGACCAGTTGGTCAAGATTGACTTCAACCCGGATATGGAAGCGGGGCAAGAGATTTCGAACAGAGGTGCCTCTGGGAACTTGTGTGTTGTGTACCGCACACCGGATCTCATGAAGCGCCTGACGATCTCGCTTGAACTCTGTGTTCCTGACCCTGAGTTGGAGGTCTTGCTCAGTGGTGGCAAGGTGTTCTACGATGAAGACAACCCGGAAGATGTTGCGGGGTTTGAGTATCCGCCATTGATGGTGGATGCGACTCCCAATGGGGTCAGTGTCGAAGCGTGGACACGATACATCGTTGAAGGCAGTCAGCCTGCTGGCCAGCCGTACATGCGCTGGGTTTTCCCTCGCATGTATTTGCGCAAGGGCAACAGGACGATTGACGTCAACTCAATGGCGACCACGTTTGAAGGGTATGCCATCGAGAACCCATCCTGGGGTGATGGTCCCGTGGATGACTGGCCGTTTGAATCGGACGCTGTCGTTGCGGCAATGTTCGATGACAACATTCCGCCAGTGCAGGTTGGCATCCAGGAAGTGCCTGGAGAGCCACAGGTTCCGGCCACCGGTGCGACTGCCGGCAGTCCTGGAACTTGGTCTCCTGCAACAGCTGTCGCGCCTGCTGATTTCGCGGCATTGGACACCGCTGATCCGGCCATCGTCGCCAACCCGACGACGGCATGGACCACGGGACAGTATGTCCTGCTGGGCGACACCAGCCACGCGTACTGGGATGGTACGCTGTGGATCTCCGGGGAAGCACCCTGATCTGAGGAGTGAAGATGACAGCGCCTGCCCAACTGTGGGTTTCAGTGGAAGATGTGTCGGACTTTTTGGGTGACGACGCACCTGCTGCTGACGATGCGGTTGGGCAGGCCCGTCTGCTCACTGCAACCCAGTCAGCAACGGAACTGCTATATGCCTTGAGCGGCAGGCAGTTTCCAGGACTCATTCCTGCGCTGGCTCGCCCGACTGCTCGACCAGCCCAAGTCACAGACAGCATGTGGCGAAACAACATGGTACGCTTGGGTTTTGGCTTCAGCAACTCGTGGGGAACTTGTGTAGGGTGTGGGTATTCCGGGTGCTCAGGCCCGTACATGATCGGACTCGGCAGGAGTCCGTTGGTCTCCATCGAAGAAATCACCATCGATGGAGACATCTTGGATCCCATGGAGTATCGGATTGACGATGCGAAATGGCTTGTCCGGCAAGATTGTTCAGGCTGGCCTACCTGCCAGAACCTAGCAGCTGAGTTGGGCGAGAGTAGCACGTTCGGTGTGAGTTTCACGTTTGGGCAGGAACCACCACAGATCGGCAAGGATGCCTGTATTCTCCTGGCGTCCGAACTGTACAAGGCTGGAACACCCAGTCTCGCTGCGGCTTGCGCACTGCCCAGACGTGTGACATCCATCAACCGCCAAGGTGTTTCAATCGCGGTGTTGGACAGCATGCAATATGTCAAGGATGGGTTCACAGGGATTGCCTCAATTGACATGTTCATCGCTGCATACAATCCCGGGCACTCAGTTCGCCGACCAATGGTGTTCAGCCCGGACCTAGTGAACCTGGCGCGTCGACAGACGTGGCCGTGAAAGGATCAGGAATGACTGACAAGTCGAAGGATGAAGGTGCGTACGCGAAAGCCTCTGGGGGACAGCCTGAACTGGATGTCGATGCCCTGATGGAGTCCGTGAACGCTCACAACCAGGCCGCTCAGGAATCAGTCGAGAATGCTGACGCCGGCACAGATGTCAACAGGCCGTCGACAACTGAGCACAAGCAGGCCAAGACCAACAAGACCTGATCGACCAATTCCAGGAGACGCAGCATGGACTTGTTTGAAACAGCCACCAAGTTGCTCGACTTGATGTCGGAACAGCTTGTAGCACAGGGTGTTTCAATCCCTGAACGAGTCTATGCTGCGCCTGGAATGGATCTGGCTTTTGATTGCGAACAGCTGACTGTACACTGCTCCCGCATTATTGGCAATTTCCAGGGTGCTGATACTCCATACCCCAGAATTACTCATGCCATTCTACGCAAGTCAGCTGAGTTCTACATCACGCTTTGTCGTTGTGTTCCGACGATCAGAGATGATGGATCACCTCCCAGCCCTGAAAGCCTCAGCAACGCAGCAAATGTCGTAATGAAAGACATGCGGGCGTTGAGGGTGGCGCTGGAGACAATTGAACACCAGCATTTGATAGTGCCTCGCAATGTTCCTGTGACGCTGGGTCAAGTCAGCACCATAGGTCCTTTGGGAGGCATTGCCGCATCACAGATCTCGTACACACTGGAACTTGTTGATAATCCAGAGGGTTGGCGATGAGCGCAAAGATAGAAGACAATTATGTAATGGACAACGCAGCATTGGA